ATACTTTAATAAACTTCTCATAATAATGTACTGAGTAAATAACTTACCCAAATGATACACAAAATTAATATTATTATATCTTCTTTTTTCTGTTCGTTCACTTTATTACTAAAATTTGTTTTCGGTTGCCACTTGTTTTGTATGAGATATGAACCCAGCTAAAATCGTACTCGTTTATAAGCTGGTCAAAGTCTAAAGTTTTGGCTAATTCAAATAGCTTTTTATTTTCTTCTTTGCTGCCTCCAGTTAAGTCAATAGCTTGTCCTTTTACATGTTGACTTGATGGACTGCCACCGACTAACTTATTCAACTTCTCAGATCTAAAAAAAGAATTAATCTTAATCGGTTTGCCGTAAAGTTTGCGCAAAGGTTCAAAGCAATTCTCTGCGACTTGCTGCATATTGTGTAGCTGCTGCTCGTTTGGTTGGTTGCTAATGCCGTTTCTTATCGCAGTCGGTGATAAGGTAGCCTCATCGTATGTAATATGTTCGCTAATCTTCATAATTTTCGTAATATATCTCAGTTAAAAACCCCTCAGTCAGAATCAACGCCATTCGCCTAATATTGTCTATTCTATCTTTGTCCTCTCGGCTCTGCATTGAATAGTCGTAAGCCTCACAAACCCCCAAAGCTACTGAGCAAATATGGATTATTTCCCCCCTTGTTTCGCATGGTTCATAAATGATTTCTTCATTTACTGTTTCCTCAGATAACTGTTCCATTTATAACCTCCTTTTGGTAAACTTGTCCTTGATTAATTAAAATAAACCCATGCACCCAATCGTTAATCGGCATGTATGCAGGGGATAAATCGCAAAGGCAACCACTTGAATAAGCATAGTAGTAAGGTTTGCCAAGTATCATTCCAGCATCTTTACTTTGTCTATGAAAATGCCCTATTATAAGCGGTCTATTTATCTTCATTCGGGCAGCTCTTGCTGGGTTAATCCCTCCCGATTTCATTGGTAGCTCGTGACCATGCAAAACTGCGATGTCAAACATGTAGCACCATTGTAAACTATCTAATTGAATTATTTCAAGTTCCCTAAGTCCGAGTATCTCAGCTAAATTTATATGCTCAATGTCTAAAAGTTCTGGAGCTTTTAACCTTATCCACTTATCAAACCTTAAATCATGATTCCCGTACTTGTAAATAATCAAAGCTTTTGGGAACATCTCTCTAAGTCCTTTTAAAAACACTTTAGCACAGTCTAATTCGTACTTAACAGAATGTTTAGTAGTGTTGTTTTCGTGCTTACTAATCAACGCAAAGTCTAATAAATCCCCATTGATATAGATTGTATCTACTTCTTCTTTTAATCCGTACTCTAAGGCAGCAAATAAGGCCTTATCGTCATGGTATGGTAAGTGAATGTCAGATATTACTAATACTTTTTTTCTGTCTTTTGGTAGGTAGTATGGTTCTACTTTTTCACTTTCTCCTTTTGGTAGTTCCTCTTTTAATTTAGCGAAGTAGTCAATGTGTTTTTTTGCTTTTGTTCTGGCTTCATCTCCATTAGTACCCCTATAATAATTAACTCTGCCTCTTATATATTCAAGATTTTTAAATTGTGCAGTATTTTCTTTGTAGATTTTTTTGGATAAAGTTAAAGTTGGGGTATTAGGGTATTCTTTTAAGTATTTTAAAATTATGGGGTTTGGTTTTCTCATATATATAGGCTAATAAATAACAAGCTCATTAAGGTAGTAACAATTGGAAAAGCTAAAGTCTTAACAATTAAAAATGCGACTATGTTATACTGAATAAACTTTGCTAAGTGCCACATATCCCAGAACATCGGGAAGTATTGAAAGAACAAAGGCTTGAGCATCTCGCTGCGTTGCCTTGAAAAGAATCTACCTAACTTATAGTAAGCATCGTGATGAGCTATTGAATCTCTAATCGCATCTAACCATACATATAGTAGTAGTAATATCATTCACTCTTATTTTTGATTAACTTTTTTAAAGCTCCTTTTAAGTCATCGGGAATAACCAATAAGCATAAACCAACAACTCCAATAGTAATAGGGTAGTAAATATCAATTTGTGTTTTCGGCTCATACAGCAAAGGAAATCCTATTAAGAATAACGAATAAAAGAAACATACAAACCCACAAATTGTTGTAATAGGATGGTTTAGAATTGAGATATTTTCTTTTATTTTTTTAACCATTTCTTGAACATTTGGGATAGCTGCCAAAGTGAAATTATAACCGATAGGGTAAACGAAAGAAACTGAACTACTGGCAACCAATGAGCCATCATTCCAATAAAAGCCAAAGCCCAGCTAACTATATTAAGTTCTATTATTTTTGAATCCATTATAAAGCGTTAACAGCGGTTATATAATTTTGAATAGTTGTATTGAATGTACTTGCTAAACTTGCTAAATCTCCACCAATAAAAGCGGCTTTAATTTGAGAGCTACCGTATGAAGTACCATTCCATAAAATGAAAAAGTTTGAAGCATCAGTAGTTGCCCAAGGTTGTAATGATGCACTTGTTCCAGTTGATGAACCATTAGAATAAGCAGTTATTGCAGAGGATGTTCTATTAACATGAATAAACGAATTAGCAGCAGCGGTTAATGTTATTACTGATGAAGTTACTGAACATGAACTTCCACTTCTAATTCTTGATCCACCTGCTCCAGTAGATATAGCTGCTGTACTTGCTTGAACTGTACCATACAAAACACCTATTGAACCATTTGGATTAGAAAAGTTTGAACCTGAAAAGTGAGCAAAATTCAAATTTACTGCACTTGAACCATTACCCGTAAATCCTGACTTAGGAGTTATACTTGGTAGAGCATTCTGAGCAGTTCCATAATTAGCTGAAGGATTTTTCCAATTGATACGAGCGAATGCTCCAGTTGAATCTGTTATGTTATTTGCGAACATGTAGAACGCATCCAACTTAGACCAGATACCAGCAGTCTTTAAATCAATTATTAACTGATTTTGTAAAGTTTGCTCAGCTGAACTTGGCCTTGTAAATCCACTACCAGCAGTTAAAATAGCTTGATACTCGGCAGTAAAACCGCCAAAGCTGCTACCATTTCCACCTACAACTGTTCCTAATCCTAAACTAATCATTAACCCATTATATTGTAACCGTAACCAATAACTGAACCTGAACTTGGAGTAACTGCTGCGATTGGGTCGCCATTAAAAGCAGGTATTAACATGCCTTGTTTTAAAGTTTTTCCGCTCAATCCGTACTGAGTTAATAGATTTTGACCATTTACAGTCGTTAATGCAGTCAAAACGCAATCAGCATTTACTACCAATACGTAAAAAGTATTACCAGTTGAGGCAGCATCAATGAACTTACATCCATTACCGCCTAACATTCTTTGTTCTAATATCATAACTTTATATATATTTTTATTTAAAAATTTTAATTTGTTGGAACTAAGCAGCTATCGTAAGGGTTAGCAATGTTTAAAGTAAAATTACAAACCCATCCTGCCACTTCATCTCCGTAACTGTCTTTAATAGGAGTACAAGAAATGTTTTCTTGCATCTCAAAGTAACTTCCGTAGTAAGTAGATTGTTTAATTTTAGCAATTACATCAGAGATTATTTGTAAGGTATCGGATAGTACATCCCTTTCATTGCTCAGGTCCTTTAAAACTATGTCTATTGCAGTTAATTGCAGGTTTAAACTGAATACCTTACTGCCAAAATTAGAAGGCCTTACATCTCCCCACAAAAGAGGATAAGATAAGGGCGCACTCGCTCCCAAATCTGCAACATCGCAAAAAGTAAAATTTCCATTTAGTAAGGCGTTACTTGTTGCTATCTCTTGTAATAGGTTGACTATCTTGTTTAGGCTGGTTTGCATTTAAATAGATTCTTAGTTTTTCTAAATTCGCTTTGTTTTTACTTCCTTTTTTTCTCATAGTTTTATGTTCTTCGTCTAAAGTTTCCTTGATATTTCACGCTAGGTGGTACTAAATCCCAGTCAATATCTGGACCTAAATACATTCCGTTTTGGTAGTTATTATCATTAGGGTAAATAGTATCAATATTTGCGTTTATCTGTGTCAAATATAGCGGATAAGTGCTTGTATTTGCTAACAAGAAATTCGTTAATCTCTCAGCATACCACTCAGCTCGGTTCTTTGTGTAGTCAAGTAAGTATCTCAAGTCATCCATTGAAGCCTGATTACTAAATTCTGAATTCTTAGTGGCTATGTTTTTATTCTGGAACTTAAAACTTAGTGGCAAAATTGACTCATAAACACAATATTTAACCAAAGTAGGAGTTATATAAGTGTCCAATAAGGTCACATTTGCAGCGCTAACTGTGTTACTTGATACCTGAGTAACCAACTGATTATATAAACTTGTCCCTAATATCGGAAGTAAGTAAATATTTTGCGCCTCTTTAATAGTCGGAACTAACAATTTAGGGTCAACGTTTTCGCTGATTATAGTTTCTTGTTTGAGGGTTTCCTCACTTATAAATAATACTGTTGCCATTTACTTCTTTTTAACTAAAATTGATGCCCATTGATGTCTGCAGTAAGGTAAGTGAATATCAGTACCGGGTTTAGTATACCATCCGCCACGTTTAGTCCATACGTTACGCCCTACACGTTGAGAGATTTTGCTAATTTCATCACGAGTATATAGTTTGTTTAAGTTTAACAAAGCCTTGCAGAACGCTCTATTTTTGCTATCGTTTGGACCTTGATACTTATAGCGGACTTCGTACTTTTTCAACTCATCTGCAATTTTACTGATTTCAGTTTTAGTAGGTAAAACATTAATTACATTCCAAGCACCCTCAGTTTGTGTTAAAACTTTCTTTTCTCTTAATCCAGTAATTAATTCTTCTAACTTACCTTCACTAACTTCTAAATTAGTAGATAAATCTTTTTTAGATATTAAAGGATCTCTTTTAACTTGACTAATTAGCTTCTTTTCTTCTTCAGTTAGTGACTCAATTGCAAAAGCTAATTCGTGTAGTTCCTGCTCGTTGAATTCTAAATGTGATTCAAAAGAATAGTGGTCTTCAAATACTTCTAATTTTCTGCTTTCAAACTCTAAATAGTCTTCAGCGTTCACTCCGTATTCTGCGAAAACTTCAATTTCTGAATCATCAGAAAAAGCTTGTGGTGTTATCGGTGTTGGTTCTTCAAGTTTAGGTAAACCTGCCATCTCTCTTAACTCGTCCTTAGTCGCAATCTGAATTAAAGTTTGTTCTGTAAATTCAGGGCTGAAAGGTTCTAAAGGTTGTACTTCGTATGGCTGATTAATTCCGTTTAAACCTATAATGTAGTTGAATAATCCCTCAAAGTGCTGCTGGTCTGGCTTAATTTCGTTCTGTTCAAATAACTTGAACGCATCTACCATCTCATTTCTACCACCTAATTGACCTTCAACACGAATACCCATAAAAATAGGCGAGGTTACACGATGAGCAACAAATATTTCTTGCTGAATTGTGTCGTTTAGTATGTCAAACTGCTTGTCTAATTCTGTCGGCTGAAGACTAATTACATTAGGTGCTTTGTCTGAACCATCGGAAAAGTTAATAATCCATCTGCCAGCATTATCAGTGCTGCCATGCTTATTATTTATGCGACGAACTAATGCTCTTTGCTCCTCGTCAGTCGGGATTCCGTTATTAAAGTTCAAAATCCCACCAAAGAAAAAATTATTTTGAAGGTTTGCTCTGTGAAAATTTGCTACTTCTACATCACTTTCAATATACGGAATAGCTCCAATGTAATCAGGTAAAGGATAAGTATTTAAATTCGGTCTGTATTCTCTATAGTAAAGAATCTGTACACCTTCTCTCTTCTCAGGGTTGAAAGCATCGTATTCGGTTACTTTCGGTCTGTAATCTGCCCAATCATCTGAGTAGTAAAACGAAGTGTTATCTACATTAGAACGGATTTTAGCAAAGTCCATGTGATAAACTTGCGCCACCTTACCACTTAACTTACTCCAAACAATCTGAAGTGCATAGCCTCCGTATAAACGTTTATCAAGTACAGTCTTATTGAATATATCGCTTAATGTTTCAAACGTATTAGGACGTACTAAAAACGCCTGAGCCTTTATTGCTTGGTCAGTTACTAAACCTTCTTTGATTTTTAATCCACGTCCGTAGGTGTATTTCTGTTTAGCCGTTAAAATAGCGTTATGCTTAGCCGACCTATTAAATAGATTAACTAAGTACTGAGGGTAGTTATTATCCTCGCCATAGTTTACAAAGTCCTTATTCTTGTCCTTGTCAAAAACTGGAACTGTATAAGTGCTAACTGGTTCGTTATAAAAAACAAATTTGCTTTTACTGTCTGTCATAAGTTATTATTTCAATATCAGGGCTGTAAGTAGTTACTGTTAGGTCATTAAATCCGTATAATAATTTACCTCGTTCTAATAATTGTTCGCTTGTGTTTGGTTCAGGGTTGCTTTCAAATCTTGTATAAATTGAATACTCGTAATTGCCAGTATCTTTTAAGTAAACAATTCCTTGTTCTAAGTCTTCAGCTGCCGCATTAGTCACCAATTCAACATAAAAATTATCAATTCTTGGATAGTAAATTCTTAAATTTTCTACCCATACCCATTTAGTTTGTTTAGTTACTTGCGAATAAATACCAAAGTATCCGCTGAACAATTTATCCCAGTTGCCTGCATTTGGACTGGTTATGTTTTCGCTCGCTGTTGCAAATACTTCGTTTACTCCTAATTCAAGATGAATCATATATCTATATATTAAAATTGCAAAAAGTTATAAAATAGAAAAGGCAGCCATTTCTGACTGCCTAATCTAACTATGAAAAAACTCTACCCCTATGAAGCTACTGTGAAAGCTGAACTTGATGTCAACGCTTGAGCTGGAGCTGCTTCCATACCAGTTAAGGTAAGTTGAACTCCGTTAAAATCTCCCATCGCAGCACCTGAAGTGTGCGAACCTGCACTAACTTCTAATCCGTTTACTTGTCCAAGCAACCAGAAAGTTCCGTCTTTCTTCTCAATGATAGTCAATAATCTTGCTTGAGCTAAAGTGTACCACTTGTTTCTTGAAGTTTGGCTCATTTTAGCAAAGTTTGTTACTACTGTTTGAGTATAGAAAACTGTTCCGTTTGCTGGAGTTGCTGTTATTTCTTCTGTAAATGAGTCTGCTGCTTGAGGCATCAACTCATATTTGTAGAAACTTACTCCACTTACGCTTGAAACACCGCTCGCAGTTGTACTTGTAATAGTAGCTGCTGAAGGTAAACCATTAGCGAAATAAATATTTTTTAAACCACCTACTGCATCTTTGCAATCTAAGGTGTATCCTGATGTTACTGCACATGGCATATTTTTATTCTCCTTATATTTTTATAAAAAAGGGGTAAGGCTTGAACACTCAAACCCCACCCCCTCTTAAGTTATTAATTAAGCACCTACGAAATAAACAATCTCAGCAGGGAATGCGATTTGAACACCAGCTTTGAATTCAGCTACGTAGCGAACTTCCATAGCTTCCTGCGCCCAGAACATTTCAAACTTAGACTCTTCGCCTAATACGTCACAACCGAAAAACATGTTAGAAGTTCTTAA